ATGAAAAATTTAAAAATCAAAAACTTAGATGAAAAAGATATTAAAAATTTGAAGAAAATTAAAATAATTGAGCTGGAAAAAATGAGACTTCAGGATTTGAAAATTCTGAAAGTTAAAGTTGAGACAGCTATTGAGAATATAGAAAAAGAATAAGAGCCTTATGTGGCTCTTATTTTAATTTTTCCACAACTTTTCCACACCGTTTCCACATTTTTTTAAATTTATCCACATTTTTGTTGACTTTTTTAGTTAAAATATGATAATATATATACAAGAAAAAAAGAATATTCATTTTTCTGTGCTAATCCATGTGGTTATGGATTACTTTGCTTGAATTAAAGGTTAAGAAAGATAGTGTGGTGCTATCTTTTTTTGTTGTTATTTATAATTTTTTATAGTATAATAAATCGAACTCCTTTTAAACCTTTAATTTTCAAGCGAAGGGAGGGCGATATAAAATGAAAAAGATGGATGAAAATCCTTATTCAAATCATAAAATTTATTATGATGAAAAAGGTGCTTTCGTTTTTTCTCGGACTAAAAAGTTACCTAACGGTACTGTAATTTATCCTAAAAAAGCTAAAGCATTTAAAATTTATATTTAACTCTAAAAATCTCTTATTCGGAGTTCTAAGGAGATTGAAATAACCACAATAAAAAAGATTGGATGACTAACCAACATCTAGTCTTTTTTTGTTTCCAAAACATTATAACTTTTTCATTTCACAAAAAAAGATAGCCATTTCTGACTACCCCTCATTTATTACTTCCGCTATTATCTTGTGCATATTCTTTTTGGTCTTATCCATAACAGCACTCACTCTTCTTATTGCTATTCTATAATCAGTAAGCTCCTGCGCCTCTTTTAAGTTTGACAGTATTGATATTATCCCAGCTTTTGACTGCTCAAGCTCTACAATAAATTGCTTGTTAATTTCTGAAAACGTATCAAATTCCATTAAGTTATGATATTCTTTCTGAAATTTTAATATTTTTTCATCATAAAGGTTATCCATCTCGCTTTCTATAGAATCCCAATTTTTATCAATACTGTTCGTATTAATTGTATCTATGGCTTCATTCTTTATGCAAAGACACATTTGGCTGCCTTTGGTATTAAGCATTACCCCAAGTGCCTCTCCTGTTATTTTTTCCGTTCTTAGTCTACTTTCTAACCTGTTAAGAACTTCAATAAGTTTTTCATTCCCTGCTATAAGAACTGCACGCCTTGCTTCAGCGTATTGCAATTCACTGATTATTTTTTCATAACTCTTTTTAATATCGTTTATTACCAGGTCAAAAATTTTCTTTACGAAATATAAGAATATTCCGCATATAACCACTAAAGCACCTAAATCACTAATTTCTTTAAAAAACATTCCTGCTCTCCTGTTGTTGCTCTTAAAATATTTTTGGATTTTCTTTTTTCTCAACGTCAAATGCCTTTTGAATCATTGTCTTTATGTCAAATTCTTTTGATAAAATTTCAATCCCTTGTTCCAAAATTTCCTCTCCGATTTCTTCAGCAAAGTTCGGGATAAACTTTCTATCAATTTCTTTTTCTTTTCTTACATACTCTCTTAGTTTATCCCAAAATCCATCTGCCACAGCGTCCAGTTTCTCAATTCCTTTTTTTGCCTTTTCTACTATCTCAACTTTGTAAATTCCTTTTAAAATCAATTCCTTTGCCTTGTTTAGAATATAAATTTTTGTTATTGTGTTCATTTTATCTCTCCCTTTTCTTATTTTTTATCATTTCAATTTTAAGCTAGCTAACAAGCCGTACAATCAATTTTATCTTGCTAGCTAACCATTTATACCAAAATTATTTTTAACGTTCAAATTCAGCTTGTATTCAAGCCATTTTTAATTGTTTTTCCAATAATTCTTTACTGCCTCTACATAATATTTGGCAAGTTCCTTTTTTGTTTCTTCCAACACTTTCATGTCTTCTGAATTTGTTATGAATCCACTTTCAACTATGACACAAGGCGTTGAAGTTTTTCTCAAAAGAGTTGCCCCTCTGTCCGCATAATCTCGTGGCAAGATTTTTCTGTCTTTCAAATGCGTTACTTCAATATTAGCCTCTTGCATATATTCTGCCAATTCCTTACTTTTCTTTGAACTATGCCAATATAACATTTCAGCACCAGTGGCTGTTTTATCAGCTGCATTAAGATGAAAAGACAATGTTATATCTCCATTATTTGCGATTCCATTTATTTTCTGTGGTAACGTGGAATAATATTCTTGATAAACTACAGCATATTCAAGCCCTTGTTCCTTGCATTCAGGAACGATATAGTTGTTTACAAAGTCCTTATTCCAAGCGTGTTCCTCGAATCCATTCCCACAAGCTCCTGGATCCTTTCTTACTCCACCGTGTCCTACATTCAATATTACCTTTCTCATTTTAAAACACCTCCTTTAAATATTTTTCTTTTTCGTCTACTCTGTTAAGCCACCCTTTCAAGAATACTTTTTGAGAAGGTTTGTTTGCCACTATCACTCGATAAAATCTACGCTGCAAGTCGTGATATTTTTCTAAAAACTTAGCCTCTTCTACTTCATTCAACGCTGCTAAACTTTTTTCTCCTAAAATTCCGTCCACTCTTAAATCAAATCCCAGTTCATTCAATGCTGCCTGTGCCTTCTTAGCACCCCAAGCTCCGCTGTTTACAATAAAGTCGCACACTGATAGTGCCATCTTATCTGATTTTAAAGTATCAAGCCCGTTTTTATGATAATATTTCTTATCATAAATATCTCTAGCAATAGATAAAGGCATATCTCTCATATCTCCCTTATATCCAAAATCCCTTGCTTCTTCTTCAGTGATTCCGTATTTTGTTTTTCCACCTTTGTCGTGCTTATCATTTGAATATCCACCCTCAACTTTTAGTAGAAAGTCAAATATTTTTTCAAATCGGTTCATTTATACCACTTCCTTTTCTTTTATTAATTCCATAAATTTTAAATACTTATACAACTTTGCAGGGCTGAACTGATAACCAACCCTATCCTTTAATGATTTACCTTTATAGGTCAATGTGAACTGCAAAGCATAATCTATTGCATTGAGACAAAACTCACTGCAAAAAAATCGATTATCATCCTGCACCTTGTCAGCATAGAAAAATTGCCCTAAAATTCCTAAATAATCATAACCCTTACCTTGAGCTGTTCTAAAAAATTCAATCACATCTTTGGGATCAATATTTTTATCAAGCTCGTAAATTTCCATATTTTTCTGATACTCAAATTTCCTTGTCCTAACTCCTCCAGGATTAGATAAAAAAATTTGACCATTATAAATAAATTCAACATGTGAATATTTTCCAAGTGTCCATAATGCTATTAAATGCCCTATCAGTCTCTTGGGCTTGTGGAAACATATATATAGCTTGTCTTTTTCTAACTGCATAAAAACGCCTCCTTACATATTTTTATACGCTTTTTCATATCTATCCTTAGCATCATACTCTTTTAACTCTTTATCGGTTAAATTTTCTAAGCTGTGAGATAGTAATGTTTCAGTAGCCATGGCTTTAGTTGTTTGTGATTGCATTATATTTGCCATTTTCATCATATCCTGCAATGTTAAATTAACATATTTTTCTGAATTGTCTTTTGTATAAAATTTCCAGTTTTCAAATTCTGTCTTTTTCATCGCCTGACACATTACTACTATTCTGGTCAGATTCGACTGGTCTATACTACGATTATTCTGTAGATATTTGACACCTCCTACTTCAAATTCAAACGGAGCAACATCATACTCAAGTCTTAAATCATACAGTTCTTTTTTTATTTGTTCTATTTTCTTTTTCCTGTCCAGTTTAACTGTGTTATTTTCGATAAACTCACACTCAGACAGTTCGACTGTTTTAATTTTATTATTCTCTACAAGTTCATTTTCAGCTAAAATATATTTTCCAGCCTTATATAACTCTTCCTTTGTAGATTCTCTTAATTTCCCTTTTTCTAAAACTGGATTTTGATATTCAATTTCTGAAAAAATATGATTTTCTTTGTTAAAATCTGGGAAAAATAAAGTTGGCTCTTTTTTGAAATCTTCTAAGTTTGAAATAATTGGTCTTCCGATTATCTCCAATGTATTTTTATCGTATATATTTATTATCATTTTCCCTCCTATTTTTTATTATTTAGTTAAATAAGTAACGTTAAAATACAACGCTCCTTTAATTGACTGGTGTCCTCTATAAATCACACGACCGTCTGTTTCAATTTGTACCCCAGCATTTTCAGTTGTTCCCAATTGTCCAAGCGGGGCAACTGTATAATGCAAAGGTCTGAATTTTTCTGGCAGATTAAAAAGCACTGTGCCAGCAGTGACTCCTTTCCAAGCATCATTACTATCCATTGATAGTATGCACAAACGACCGATTTTAAATACTTTCGCTTGAGTAAGATGTCCAAAAATCACATGTGTTTCAATTGTGTATAAATTTTCTAATTTATCCGATATTGGTTTATTACTTATAGCTCTAAATTTAGAACTTTCGTTATAAGTCAGGTTAGTATTTTCTATACATTCGTAATAAAATTTTGTAACATTATCAAAGTAAAATTTGCCTTTAACTTTGTTACCAGTATCTTGAATATTCCCACCGAATTCTATCCCTAGAATTTCGGCTAAGTGGTTGCCTTCAAGGGCTGTGCCTGCTGTTGTGCCATACAATGTACTGTCTGATAAAACAAAAGAATTATTGCTATAATTTAACAAATATTCTTTTTTATCTTTCAATACTCCTTTATCCAATTTTCTCGCTGAATTTTCTTTAACTCTGTAAATCGGATATTCTACGCCACCCAATTTTAAAAATACATCATCGTATTGATTTTCTCTGTCTATTCTGATTAATAATTTTAATCCATCGAATACTCCAAATTCTTCAATTCCAACCAACATTACCTCATAAATATCTTTATTTGTACCTGATGTTCTTGTTGCGTTTAAAGTGTGTACCAGTCCTTTTTGTAAATCGTTCATAATTTGAGCCGTTAAAGTTGTACCGATTTGGCTTGCAGTTTCCTCACCTTTCCAAATATGTCTCACTAATCCTGCTCCGACATCATTGGCGTTTTCAACTTTGTAAACATCCAAATTAGATCCTACCCAGTCCTTTATCTTTTTTAACATCTATCTTACCCCTTCCTGTGTAATTACGTTCATTTTAGCCAAATTACTTTCATAATTTTTTTGCTGCAAAATTTCATCATAAAAACTATCTTCAATATTTAACATTCTTTTTACCCCTATAAGTGCTCCATTTGAAATATAATTTGCTGTCTGCACTCTATATTTAAAATCAATCGTTATTTCAACGCCTTTCGCCCTTATTTCAAGCAAAATATTTAAAACGCTTTTTTTAACATATGTTGGCAATCTTTTGTTCAAAACTATATAAATGCTTCCTGCTTTTTCCTTGTAAAATTGCGTTTCAAATTTTCCTTTAAAACTTCCATTTTTTATATTGAGATCAATATCTTTATTATTGGTTTTTACAATTCCTTCTTTAAAAATAAATATATTCTGCTCATAATTTTCAATTATAATTTTTAATACATTTATTATTGTTTCAAAAGTAGCGTTTCGGCTTTTTCTTGAAATTTCAGCAAGTATTCTTTTCCTGTATTCCTCATCATCTTCTCTTGTATTTCTTTTCAAATTAAACGATATTCCAAACTTATCCAAAACATATCCAGTTGCCTTCATAATATCCAGAGACTTTAGCAACTTATATATTCCTTTGCTCACTTGCCTTATTTCTTCTAAATAAAGCTCCAGCAAAAAATAATTATTGCTTTCTCTATCTCTTTTATACATATGTGGAAATTTATTGATTATTTCATCTGTATATTCTTTGCTATTTTTATACATAAAGCACCTCAATATTATTTTCATTTATCTGGAATTTTTGACCCACAGGAACATCAAAAACTTTATCAAAATTTTGAATTGCTACACTGGATTCTGTTAATCCCATTTTTAGATTAATTTTTCTTATATCGTCAATTCCTAAAATTTCTGAATACGTTTTTAAATAGCTGATAGATTCCCCTGTTTTAAGATTATTTATATAGTTCAAAATCTCTTGCTTTATTTGTTGTGTCCAACGGTTATCTTTTTCATCAGAGTTTTTCACTTCCAGAACTTCCACTTTAATTAATAATGTGCTGTATTTAATGATGTTGTAAATTATTTTTCTCTCAAATACATCTCTTTTCAGTTTCTTCTCAAAAGTCTGTGCATTAGAATCTGCAAGCGTCAATATCCCATCAGCTTTCAAATCCAATATAGTTTCAAAAATCTTGTCATCAGGAGTTCCTTCAAGAAATATTTTGATAGTTCCAGCTTCTGTCACTGGCTCTGTTTCGGGATCCAATATCAATACATTCTTTACATTTTCCAGTGCCATAAGTCCGTTATACAACGCCGAATGTGTCGCAGTCTGTTCAATAGCCTGCTTTCTTTTTAACCTTGCTCTGTAAAGACTGTCGTTTTCATCATCTGCTCCACCAGTTATATCGACATCGTTTGTAATCTTGGCAACTCCGCCATATTCAGTCGTAAACGAAACATCACTTGTGATATTGCTCTTGTCTCCAATTTCAACCGCCTGAATAAATCCTACTCCGTAATATTCGTTATTATCCAATTTATCCAATGTAACATTGGATAATAATCTGTATTCTTTTTCAGCATATTTTATAATAGTTTGTGCTGGTATAACTCTATTCTTTTCTCCTGTTATTTTTACCTGTCCAGTTGCGTACGCCCCTGGATTTCGTGGAGTTCTTAATAAAGTTCCAAAGTAATCCAAATATACACCTGTTGCCGTATTTAAATTCGTTTGATTATTGAGTTCCAAAAGTTCTTCCCATAATTTTGATAACTCGAACCCTATCGCCTCTGAATGAATCCCCTCAGGAGTGTTAAAATCCAAAGTATATTCATTGTCCTGCAGCCTTGCTTTATACCGTTTTTCTATATCTTTCATAATATCTGAAAAACTTTTTAATACAAATCCTGTATCCGTTACTCCAAAATCCATTGTTCCCCCTTTCCTAAATTGTCAAAATTTTTCCATTTTTCAACAATATTTCTACATCAAAATTATAATTTCCAGTTCCATTTTTAAAATCACTTTCAAATTTTATTATTTCTGCCACATCTTCATCTGCCAAGATAGTTTCCTTCACTTGAGTTTCAATATTAAACTTTTCCAGCAAGTTTCCTATCTGTCCATTGTTTTCGTTTCTTTTGATCCAGTAAATACCTTCATTTTTGTGCAAAAACCACTCATTAAAGAACAATCTCAACTTATTCTCAAGCCTTAGCCTTATTTTTTCTATTTCAGAACTCAATATTATATTTTTAGCCATTACAACATCAATTTCTTTGTTGTCGTCTTTTTCAGTTTGCCAACTTTCAACACTTTTCATTTTTACCTCCTAATCCAACGGCATACCACCGTTAGTATGAGTTAAGAATGACTTGCCGCCAATTGTAGCGTCTCCGCTCACTTTCAAATCCCCTTCAATGCTTACCGCTCCACTTATATTTATGGAACTGCCTTTTATATTAACTCCACCATCATTTATCGTTACAAGCGTTCCACCATAAGCAATGTAGAAGTCATTTGATATATTCTTTTCTGCATCGCTTGTTATCTGCCCAACTACAATAGCGTTATTTATGTCAAATTTAGCACTGGAGTTTGGCTCGCAAGGTTCAGAAGCATTTCGTGCATTGAATGTATCGTGCTGACAAAACGCTACCAAAACCTTGTCATTTACAAATAACGGAGCATTTATTTTGCATTTGTTGCTCCAAAATATCGGAGCAATCGGCACATTCTCAATCACTTCAACTTCATCACGAGTTCCAAAAAGTTCAGGAATATCAAGCATTTGTATACTGCAAGTCATATTTGAGTTGTCCACTTCTACAATTTTGGCTATTGCAAAAGTATTCAAATTATCAAAACTTCCATTTATCATACTTTCAATATGGTCTCCCACTGTCTTTTTTCTCACTTCTTACCTCCTACTCCGTAAGTTCTTACAATTCTATCCCAGTCTTTTTCTTTTTTCTTCCCACTACTTTTTGTGCTAGTTTTCTTATTATTCTTTTTAGAATCTTTAGAGTTTTTTCCTTTTTCTTTTTTATTTTTATCATCTTTATCTTTCTTATCTTTTTTCTTAGATGATTTTTCGTTTTTACCTTTTTTGCCTGTAACAATCTCAATTTCATTAGCCTTTTTAGTTTCCTCATCATCAAATTTAGTTCTTATTTCCAATTCTGTATAGGCATCTGTTTTAAAGTTCATTACATGCTTGCCTTTTGTAATAAGATACTCCCCTTTAATTTCAAGTTGTTCAAAAGCCTTTTTCAAATCAAGGTTAATTTTAAATCCTTCCTGGAATCTATGGTCAAATATTGCTTTCAAAGTATAAGTTCCGTCATTTTCCTTGACATCTTGAAACCTGTTTGGGTCGAACTCTAAAACGCCTCTGTTTATCTTGTCTCTTGGCTGAAATGTCACAACTCCGTTCGTTATAAAGAAAACGCTTTTTGTATCTTTTGCCAGTTCTTTGAAAATATGCTTGACATTGTTATGTAGAGTTTTGCCGTCCTTATAATCAATATCTTTCCCAAGCTCTATTGTCCCAGCCTTTAATTTATCCAGCTTTGATAAAATAAGTTTTATAATTGTGCTTGCTTTAGTCCCCTTACCAGCTTTCAAATTAATTTTTGTGTCCTTGTATTCATCGTTATAAGTATTGCAAGTTATCTCAAATTTCTTGTCAGCATTGTTCCAGCTCCCTTTCAAACTTTCGATAATCCCTTTATAGATAACTCCAATATCCTTGTTTTTTCCATCATTCCAGTATCCTGCTTCAATAACTACTTCCACGCCTTTTTTCAGTTTCTTAATCATTTCATCTGTTAGGTTGTAGATAACTATTTTGGCAATATTCGTACTCTCGGTAATATCAAACTCTGTTTCTATCTCGAAGTCAGGCGATGAATCAACGCCATTTTCAACTTGAAACCTTTCAAACTCAATTTCTTCTGTTTCACTTCCGTTTTTTACTTTAAACGTTACTTTTGCATATCTGTCCCACAGAATATAATAATTATTGCTATTTTGTGTATTTTCAGCCATTAAACCACCACCATAATATCTTGCAATACTCCAGCCGTTTCCGTTGTAAACTCAACATCAAAGCCATTTAAATTAATCGGCAAGGCTAACATCTTAACATTTGGAAATTCCTTATATCTTCTCCTGCATATCAGAAACAAATCTTCATAAGTATTAATTCTCTGTCCAATATGCAAATCCTCGTTATCGCTCTTTATATCCAAATACCAAAGCCCCCTGATGTTATAAATATCCAACGTTGCTACAAGCGTCTTTTCTCCATCATCAAGCAATATTTTATAACTGCTCTTGGCGTTTTCTTTATACGCAATGTCAAAACTGTATAATTTTTTCATTCTATAACATCTCCCGCTCTAGGATCAATTTCAAATTCATTTTGCATTGATTCGTTCAAAGTAACTTCTGTAACTTCCCTGTTCTGTGTACTTGCTTCAGGAACGTATGCTTCTGTTGTTGTTTTTCCGTTAGCTGTAGTAAATTTAAGCAAATTTATTTCTTTCAGATTTATTGAAACCTTAATGCTTGTGTAGCTTTCGTAATTTTCGGCATAGCTGACATTTGTAATTGCAAGAGGAGCGTAAACTTTATTTAATTTAGTGTACATAAACATTGTGTAATTTCTTTTCCTTGATTCCTTGACTAATTTTTCAAGTTCATCTTTCCATTCTTTACCATGTAAAATAACTTCAATTTTCAAAGTGTACGGATTTACAAACATATTTTCATTGAAATTATCTTTCAAATAAGATTTATACCCTGTTATCTCATTATCTTGGCTGTAATCAGTTGACAATACTAAAAAGGGTATAGTGCCTAAAAATCCATTAGGCTTAATACCAAAATACTTTAAATACAGTTTTTCAAGTTTATCTTTCTGAACTTCAAATTCAGCAAACTTTGTCTTTAAAAAATCTAATACTTGCATTCTATCCCCCTTTTACACTATCCCTAATTTTTCAAGTTCACGTTTCAATTCCTGCAATGTTTCATCAGTTCCATTAACATTGAATACAAAATGATTATTATTTGTAACAACTGCTTCTGTTTCTTTTGCACCTCCACGTGTATTTTTCTTGATTGATTTTAAATTATTCAACATATCAAGAGTTGTTGTGTTTCTTGCGACCATAGAGCCATTAGGTAACCAAATAGCTTCATCTCCGTGTTCGTCTATGGTAGTCATTCCACCACCGCCTTGAGCTTGGAAGTTGTTAGTTCCAACCGCTTTATGTTGTCCGGTCGCAACACCTTTAATTCCACCAATGAATTGCGCTCCACCAGCTTTGATTCCACCCCAATCTAATCTTCCTGCTGATTGGAAAGCATTTATTAATCCGTGTACCGCAGAAATTGCTGCTTGAATCCTACTTATTATTGCAGATATAGCAAATGATACAGCTGATTTGATTGCATTCCAAGCGGTATTTATTAAATTTCTTGCAGTTTGATTATGGGTATACAAACTTACTAAGGCACCTATAAACATTCCAACAGGACCTCCAACTATCATTCCAATTACAGCAGGAATCAATGCACCTATTGCACTCCAAGCAGCTGATACAATAGCATGGAAAGTTGAGTTTGTATTATAAAGATTTACTATTGCGTTAACCAATATTGAAACAACATTAACAATTGCCATAACAATTCCGCCAATTATTGCTCCTGCCAACTGAAACGTCGCACAAATATAGTTCCAAACAGCTGTTACAAACTCTCTGAACGTCTCATTTTGTGTCCACAATTGCAACAAACCTCCAATTATTGCTCCAACAAGTCCTCCGAATATAAAACCTACTATAGCCCAACATTGACTAATAGTATTCCAAATAGACATCATCGCGTTTCTAAAACCTTCATTTGTATCCCAAAAATATTTAACAACTGCCACTACTGCTATTATCGCTGCAATTATAGCTGCCGCAATTAAAACATACGGATTCAACGCTGCCACTGCATTAAACGCAGTCTGTGCTGCAACTAAAGCCCACAATATACCAACTCCTACAGCTAATCCCAGAAATACAGTACCCCAAAGCCTTACTGTTTCTTTGTTTTTTTCAACCCATTTGGACATTTCTTGTACTTTTTGAGCAAATGCGTCCACTTTTTCCTTAAACGATTCCAATTTCTGTTTCACTTCATCAGCAGTCATTCCCCATATTTTAGTCTTGTCTTTTGCATCGCTTGATTTTGTACTGAAACCAAATATCGCTCCAATAACAGACATTATTAAATCGCCGATTGCTCCTAATGCAGCACCTAGACTTTGCAATGCCGATTCCCAGACTTTGCTTACATCAGCATTTTCCTGCAAATAATCCTGCCATTGCTTAAACAGATTAAATATTACAACTAATCCAACTGCCAGCAATCCATAAAGAACTAATTTAAATAGACTTACTTTCGCAATCGCTTCCTTTATTCCTGTGATAAACGGTCCGATACTTGCCTTTAATTTTTGAAAAACTAGTTCTCCAACAACCAAAGCTCCTAAAACAGAAACTAACTGTAACAGCCAAGGGGCTTTTTCGGCAACCATTCCTATTGCTTCGGCAATTTCCATAAATAGCCCTGCAACTGGAACTAATAAAGGCTCTAACGAATCAAATACAGCTGCAAATGTACTTGACATAGTTCCCATTAAAGTTTCAACTGCTCCAGCACTTCCCTGCATCATGAATTTACTTAGTTTTTCAGCTGCTCCACTACTGTTTTTTATTTCGTTTTGAAGTTTTTTCAAATCTTCTATGCTTCCGTTTAACAAAGTATTTACTGCTCTACCACCTTGCACTCCAAATATAGTTTTTAAAACTCCAGCCTTATCAGCGTTTCCCATTTTGTCAGTTACACCTTTTAACCGTTCCAAAATAGAAGTCATATCCTGTAAATTTCCTTTTTCATCTGT